GTTCATTAACTGTATCTTTGGTGATACGAGTTTGAAAGACGTATTTAAAGCCTAGTTCTTCTTCATCTGGAGTAATATCCAGTAAGTCGCTCTCATACTTTTTCAAGTGCTTAAGATTTACTTTCTTCGTACTAACTACAGTAGAGAAGTAGGACTCAATGCCTTGGTTCATGAGGGAACCTTTTACCTTAACAAGTGTTTCCATTGCCATCTCAGCATCATTCATGATGTCGGAGGTGTGAGCAATAAAGATCACATTTTTAGTAGATTCAGCAACATATTTACTCATTAGCTTCTTGAAGAATTGAGCGTATTCGCCCCATGCTTTCATCGTATTAGACGAATTAAGCACGTAATAGGACTCGTACATATCCATCATGTAGGTCAAACTGTCTACAACGATAGTATGTATTTCGTCCATCTTCTCGGCTTCTTCAAAGGCTTGGTACACCTGTACTGGATCGGTAATACCAACTTCTTTGAACTTACCTCGAAATGGTAATTTCTTATTGTTTTCACAATTTAGATAAATAACGCCTTCAGGGTCAGCAATGTTCATAAGACTAGCTGATTTACCTGTAGCACTTTTACCTGATATAAGAACCAGGTTGTCGTTCATTTTCATAAGATCCTCCTACTAATGAATGTTTTGTTCGGAAGGTGTTCCGTAACTTAATATGGCTTGGATACCATACTTATACGGACTACCTGTGAGTACTAAAGACTTAGTATTATTATTGGCTATGGCTAAAGCGTAGTTAACTGTACCTAGCTCATCTAGAGCACCTGAGATACTCACAAATGCCAAATCCTTGGTTAAATCTACCTCAACTGATTTAAAAGTGAAAAATGTATGCCCATCGCATACTTCAACAGAGTGACTTACTTCATATATTGCTTCAGATATAATGTCTTTATTAACATTATCTACTGCAATCAACACATCACATATTGCCATAATTACTCCGAATCTCGTTTAGTTACAGCTGACATAGCTGTGGTTAGTACAGTCTTTTCAAGCTCTTCTTGAGCTAATGGGCTCGATAACTTTTGATTAAAAGATATTACAGAGTTACGAATGGCTTCAATTGTGTAGCCACCATCCACTAAGACGTACGTGTATTTAATAAGTGTATTAGATCTACTACCTACACCTGCGTTAAGCAACAACCATCTTTCTAGATTAGATAGCGAAGCATGATCCATGATCTTCTGATGTTGCTCTGCTTGTTTATTTGTATCAGGGATAAACATGAGTGCATCAAGCATTTTACCGTCTTGGTAATAGTGCTCACCAGCATGAGATTGCCACTTACGTGCAATATCTTTAGTGGATCTATCAGTTTCAAATGGTAACCATTCAAACAAATTAGTCATAAATTTAGAATATAATGCAGTATTAAGCTTAACAGTATGTGTAAGAGGCATAATAATTCTAAAACGATTAAGAGCATCTGTATGACGCTTAGTTGTAGCAAAGAACGCTTTGTATTCTTTTAACAACATCCTAGCTTGTTTTAGCGAAGTACCTTCGTCTACATCTAGAATAACTAAATTAAAACCAGGTACTGCTTTATCAGACGTACGATACTTGTCTTCAAAGTGATGAGCAGCATAGTGATAGTCATCTGCACTAACTAAGTGATGCAGTTGATCCCACGGTGCGTATTCTGGCTCATAGTTGTTAACAATGTCTGTAGAATAAGATATGCGTAGATTAGTCATATCTGTCTCATCCATTGTCTCGCCCTTAAAGAACTCGATACTATCTGAATATGATGTACGTATAACAATGTTGTTACGATAACCCCATGCAATAGCTTGGGTCATAATATCTTTACGATGAGCTGCACCTCCTCTAAAGAAAGGTAAGTCTTCCATAAGATCTACATGAGTAACTTCTTTGCGTACGTCTGCTAAGTAAATAGCTACACGTTCATGCGTACGTGGTCTGTTAAGCATTCTTGCAAATGCTTCACCAGAGTCCTCTACTAATTTAAAAGCGCTATATAAGTGACTGGAAGTCACCACGGAGCTACTATCTATAAAAGCATAAGCGCCAGCTAGTTTTAAAGCTTTGAAATATCTATGGCTCATTTCTGCTTTTTGAATTTCTTCAAATTCACGCATGTTACGAGCACGAGTTTCACACATCTGCTTGTATTCTAATAGAATCAAAGATTCTGGTTTAAGCAATGCTAGCTCACTATTAAAGTTAATAGGGTCTGCTAGTTTATGCATACTAATAGCTAAGTCATCTAGCACACTATCTGCTGAAGTATCAGTCAACATGTCAAACAAGTCTTCTGGAGTTACAGATATATCTGTATTTACTTTAGTAGAATAACCAAACAAACAACGACGTGCATAACCTGTGTCGAGCATAGACATATACTCTTCTTCGGTTCTACCGCCATTCATGAGCTTGCTAGGCGTACCATAAAGCATCATGTTAGTAGGAGTTTTGCCCTCGATCTCTTCACTACGTAAGTTTTCTGCAGTGTTTTTGATAAGCTTTGGTTTAATCTTACCTACGTCGTATAACTCTAAGAACGTATTTAATACATCCGTGTTATGGACTAGGTTAGAACCTATCTCGTCAATCTCTAGATTTATACTACCAGCACCAGACATAAGTAATTTATGGCGCATTTGTTTGATAGCAGGTGAAGTACCTGAGTCAAAACTAAATAGTAGTGGGCCTAGCGATTCAAATTCTTTAAATAGCTTTTCTTCCATCTCATCAACGGGTACGTTGTGTCGTGGAGCTCTACGAAGAGCTTCTTTTCGTATGTTTTGATTAGCTAGCGTAGGAAACGTTTCTGATAAAAAACGTTCTTTAAACAAGTGAATAACACTTTCTTCTATAATATTAGTACTGAATCCCTTACCAGAACCAGATACGCTAAGATTAATAGCATAAGTGTTTACAGGTATAGTTCCCTGGTGCAGTGTTTTTAAGTTAACACGCATCATTGAAGCTATCTTAGAAAAATAGTATACAGTTAGTATCCTAAAGAATAGTGGGTTGTTGTTCTGAGTTTTTTGAACCAGAGTTTTAACCAACTTTTCTTGGGGTACGAAGTAATCCATGTCTTCAAAACTTTTCATAGTCTTCTCTTATTAGATTATTAGTCTGCCTGCATTTATATAACCTTTAGCTTGTTGACATATATCAACAGCAGGGCAATAACTACAGAATTTAATCTCGCCTTTAATTTCAACAACTACACCTACAGAGCCATCTTGCATAAAACGCTCATGTGCTTCGTAGTAAGTAGTAAAGTTTTTAGTAGAACGAGCTCTACTATTAGGGTTTTTATAATATTTAAAAACAGGATCTCTTTCCCATAAGTCTGCAGGTGTGCAATCAGGCATATCTGATTCAGGTGCATCTTGATACATGTCAATCATATTAATACGTGACACTACAAATGCTTCTGTATCTTGCAAAGATTGCAACACATACCGCTGAGAAACGATTCTATTAGCTGGGTAGTTTTTATCTTGTCGTGCTTTAGCAGCACTCCAATCAGTAAAGATGTACTGAATGTACATGTAGTCTTCAGTAATTATGTCAGAGTGTAGCCATCGGTAAATACTACCCTGTTGGGTGTACTTAATAGCGTTAGACTGATTAATGTACCCGTAAGTTCCTGTAGTTTTAAAATCTTCAAGGACTCCGCCTGATACAAAATCAAACTTACCAGAAACAGTGTATTTACCTACTTTTATAGAGCCACGTAGCTCCATATAAATAGGAATACTATCTTCTGTAAGCTCATCAGCAGATGGATTTATAACAATGTTTTCTACTAACTTAGGTGAATACCGTAAAGATAATAGATGTTGCTTAAGATTTTTACTTAACCAAGCATTTTCTATAGCTGTGTGTACTGCAGTGCCCATTCTACTTGGAATTAGATCTTTTACATCAGTGACAGCATTGCTTACTACACGATTACCAAGTACGAGACTTTTAATAGGTTTAAGTAGGCTAGTGGCACTTACATTGTATGGGTCATTTGAATGATCGTAATCATCGTGTGCTAACCATACGGAGACACTCATAGGCAAATTTGATGTATTTGTGAACATATGCTTTCTCTCATAGAATTGTGCGGAGCACATTTGTATTTTGTTTTATAATCAAGTTAATAAAGTGCCCCCTCTGTCGCCAGCTGCGGGGACTACAGCACTATGGGGAAAAACACTTTGACCCTGGCTTATTGATTTTTTAACTGGTATGAGATGGGGATAATCTCTGAGTAAGCTCATCAACGAGAGCTGACTCACTTTATCATTTTTATACTACTGCATGCATTATTTCTGCTTCAGTAGCGTTGTTGGGTATTGTTATTTTGTTTCCCATACTAGGATAATAAATCTCTAGACTTGCCCCTAGTTTAACATATTCATGCTCAAGTTCGGGTAAATCTTGCCAAGACATACTATCTACTAAGTTAATATTTAACCAATGTATAAGACCAGGATTAGCTTTTACCATGTAGTACTGCGCGTCATGGATATGAGCTATAGGTAAAATGTCATAGCGATACTTAGACGCATGAACTTTATCCATAAACTCATTAGCTGCTCTGTTATTCAACAAACCATAGGACTGACCTAGTGCGTTACCTGCAGTTCGTCCCTCTGATTGAGCTTCAAACGGCGTGTGCCTAGTGTTTAAGATGGTTTTAGCAAGCAATGGGGTTCTTAGTCGCAGACCAAAAGCGCCCGTTACATAGCCGTCTTTAGACGCCTGTATTAGCTTGTCTTGTACCCATGCATCTGAAACTTTGTATAGCTCATGGTAATTAGCCTCAATCTCTACAGCTTCAGCTAATGGAAAACCTAAAGTGTTTACCAGAGTATGTGAAGTG